GGGACCCCCCTAAACTTCGGAATTCGGGAAGCGAAAAAACGGTCAGATTACGACGTGTTATTCCGCAGTATTTACAAATATCTACCGATGATCGGCTTTTCCTTCGTAGCAGCCAGGTCTGTAAGCTGTTCGACATTAGCGACAGGACGCTTTCAACGTGGACTGCCCGCGGTGCTCCGCAATACAAACGTGGCTGGTGGGACTTGGCGGCACTTATTGATTGGCGAATCAAAGAGGCGGGGCTGGGAGAAGAAGACGGCGGTACTACAAACGAAGCAAAAAGGCTTAACGCAGATGCCCGGCTGAAAGAGGTAAAGGCTGACATTGAGGAAATGCGACTTGAAAGGATGCTGGAAAGGTTTATTCCGGTAGAACTTGTGGAAGAAGAACTTTCAAGCTGTTTTGCAAATGCCAGGTCGGCCATGCTCCGCATAGGAGAAAAGGTTTTTACGGAGCTGTATTCACAATATCCGGAAATAACGAACGATGTCAGGAGAATCATAAACTATGAGATCGAAAACGCACTCCAAAGGCTTGCAGAGTTTAAGCTGGATAAGTGAGCTGCAGATCAAAAAATGGCAGAGCGCGTTAAAAGAAATCAGCAAAAGGGCCTTTGAACAGTTCAGACCGCCTGAAAGAATGACGGTATCCGAATGGGCAGACCGAAATAGGGTCCTGCCGGTTGGATCTACATCAAGACCAGGTTTATGGTCCACAGATTTTGTACCGTATATGCGTGCCATAATGGACGCATTTGCAGATGAAAGCATTGAGGAAATTGCTTTTATCAAGGCATCTCAGACCAGCGGAACAGAAAGTGCGCTGAATATGCTGGGATATACCATAGATCAAAAGCCGCATCGTCTTCTATACGTAATGCCGGACGAAGACACCTATAGAGAGTTTTCAGAAGAACGCCTGCAGGTAATGCTTACTTCCTGTGACTGCTTCAAGGGCAAGTTTGATGAAAATGCAAGCCGTGATGGCTTCTTAAAATTCCGTGGCGGTTTTTGTAAGCTGACAACGGCCAATTCTCCTAGTAAACTGGCGAGTTTATCTATACCGTATATCATCATGGACGAGATAGATAAATATCCGCGCTGGTCTGGACGGGAAGCAAATCCTATAAAATTGGCCAGAGAACGTTCTAAAAACTGGCCAGGAATGAATAAGCTGGTGCTTATTTCCACACCGACGCTGAAAGAGGGCAATATTTATAAAGCCTACATGGAATCCGATATCAGATTCAGGTATCACGTACCGTGTCCGCATTGTGGGCATATGCAGCCATTTTTGTGGGAAAATGTGAAATTTGACAGCAAAGAACCCGCAACGGTAGTCGAATATGCTACTCATTACGAATGCTGCGAATGTCATGGCGTTATCAAGGACCATCATAAACCGGAAATGCTCAGGCATGGTAAATGGATTCCGGAAAATGAATGTAAGGGCAGACCGAAAAAGATTGGTTTTGCGATAAATTCTATCTATAGCCCGTGGATCACCTTCGGACAGGTGGCGGCAGAATTTCAGCGCAGTAAGAATGATCCGGCAGACCTTATGAATTTTATCAATTCATGGTTAGGTGAACCGTGGGAAAACTTGTCTGCCAATATGGACATTGGCAGCGTTATGGATTCACGCACGGAAGTACCAGAACACGTTGTTCCCCGGTGGGCACAGCTCCTTACTGCAGGCGTGGACGTTCAAAAAGATTATTTTTACTGGACGATACGTGCATGGGGCGCAAAACTTACAAGTCAGAATATTGCTTATGGTATGGCCCGGAGCTGGGAAGAACTGGAAAGCATTATGGACAAATTCTGGCCAGACGAAGAAGGGGAGCTGCGCTGGCAGGTTCAGGCATACTGTGTGGATTCCGGCTATAGAACGGACGAAGTATACGAATACTGCAATAATCATCACGGGGTAGCGATACCGTGTAAAGGTTCAAGTTCGCCGATGGTAGGAAAGTACCGTCCTGCGAATGTAGAGCCGAAAATAAAAGGCGTAAGGCCGTCGCTTTTGTATATCGTCGATACTGACCAGTACAAAAATGTTATCGTATCACGACTGCATAGACCCATTGGAGTGGGAGCCTGGATGCTGAATCGGGATACGGAGCTCGTATACGCAGAGCATTTGACTGCGGAACACAGAGTTATCCGTACTAAAGGCGGCAGACAGGTAGAGATGTGGGAGAAAAAGACATCGGCGAAGCAAAATCACTGGTGGGACTGCGAAGTATACGCATTTTTGGCGGCAGATCTCGTGCATGTATCCCTTTTAGATGATTTACCGGAAGAAGGAGGGGAATAAACGGTGTCTACAAAAGCAGAAAGAATAAAAGAAAGGCTTAAAAATGTCGATGCGGCGATAAATCGGGTATTGACAGCAGGGCAGAGGATAAAAACACCGACCTCTGAGGTCGAAAATGCCAGTTTGGCAGTTTTGAGAGAAGAACGCCTTTACCTGGAACAGCAATTAGCACAGGAGGAAGGGACCGGAAGCAGTAATGACAGGATGGTCAAGGGATTTTTTTGTGGATAGGAAGATAAAAAATGTCAAATAATGTGAGAAATCCAACTACAGAATCAAATCTTAACTTTTTAGACAGGGCGATAGCAATATTCAGCCCACAAATAGCCTATGAGCGAATGCGGTTCAGGAATGCGTTGAATAACGGACATAAAGCTGGCGGACAAAGCGCAAGCAGAGCAAACTGGACCCCGATTATCGGCACCGGAGAAAGTATAAATAAAATTTCAAGGGACAGAATGAGGGCGAGAGCCCGGGATGCAGAACGGAACAGCGATATTGCTAATGGCATTTTGCTTGCGTATCGGCGGAATATCGTAGGTCGTGGCTTTAATTTACAGTCACGGACAAAAAACGAGGCGTTCAATGAGCTGGCGGAGAAGCTTTGGCGGCGCTGGTCTAAACCGGAAAATTGTGACCTTACAGGCCAGCAGTCTTTGCGGGAAATGCTGAATATGATAGTTCAGCGTTATAAAGTAGACGGCGGTATCCTGATAATCAAAACCTATGTCAAAGACGCTAAATATCCGTTCAAAATACAAATCCGAGAAGTTGACGATATCGACGGTCTGGGGCGTATACAGGCAGATAATGGCAATGTGGTAGTCAATGGTATTGAGCTTGATAAATATAACAGACCAACGGCTTATTATCTGAAAAAGACTGATCCTAATGGCTTCACAAACTACGAGATAGAGCGTGTGGAAGCAGAAAGGGTATTGTTCTTTTGGCAGCGGCAAAGACCCAGTGAATACCGGGAGATATCCAGTCTGGCAAGAAGCCTGCCCCGAATCAGGGATACTGACGACTACCTGGAAACAGTAAGTTTCGCTCACAAAATAGCGGCAAGCTTGGCGCTGGTGATCACACAGAAGTTTCCTGATGGAATAGTTGGCGGTATGGGAAGGAGTCTGCAGACCTTTCTAGACAAATTTGGCACACCAATGCCCCCGGAAAAGAAAATACAGGGCTTTGGCGGTGGGGATATCCTTTATCTGGAGCCCGGGCAGGATGCAACCAGCGTTATTCCTACCGGCGCTGCAGCTGAAACCAAAGAATTTACCACTACTCAACAGCGGCTTGCTGCGGCAGGTCAGGGATTATCCCATGAAAGCGCGAGCCGTGATGTAAGCGAGGTCAACTATTCTTCGGCCCGTCAAAACCTGTTAGAAGATGAAAAAACCTATCTGGATATACAAATGTCGCTGATAGAACATGTTTTAAGCAAGATGTATGAAGAAGTCATAAAAAGTTCGTATCAGGCAGGGCTGATCCCGGTATCGGAATATCCTGATTTTTGGACTAACCTTGACGACTATTTGGAACACGAGTTTATTCCGCAGGGGATGCCGTGGATTGACCCGCAGAAAGAGGCCAATGCCAAAAAGATCGGCATAGAATCAATGACGCTGACCCGAAAAGACCTTGCGGCGAGCGAGGGTAAGGATTGGAAAGAGCAGCTGAAACAGCTGGCTGCGGAAAAACAGATGATGGAAGAACTGGGCTTGGAATATCCGGTAATGAAAACAACGAAAGGAGCTGATACAGATGCCACAAAAGAAGATAACGGCGGAACAGGCGGCGACAGCCCCAAGAATGAGGGGAGCGACACTGATTGATTTTAACGCCGAAAACAGGAGTGCAAGGCTATCTTTTGCCTCTGAAACACCAGTAAGAGACTATTGGTACGGTAAGGAAATACTGCGTGTGAATGACACTGCTATGGGCAGTGAACGGTTTAAAGCCGGAGTTATGCCGGTTTTGTTCAACCATAACAAAAACCAGGTCATAGCCCGGGTAGACAAACTCTGGACCGAAAACGGCCGTGCTTATGCAGATATTACCTTCGATGATGATGATTTTTCAGAAAACATTATGCGTAAAGTTGCCAGCGGCAGCCTGCGAGGCGTGTCCGTAGGCTATGACATTATGGATTACAGCATTCTCAAACGTGACGAAACCAGTTCTGACGGTATCGAAGGACCGGCATTGATTGGGGACAAATGGGAAGCGTTTGAAATCAGTATTGTATCTATACCAGCAGATGCCACCGTAGGAGTGGGGCGAAGCAGGTTATATGATCCCAATTATTTCCGCGCTCTGGGAGAAGGAAAAGAACCTGAACCGGAAGACGGAGATAACTCGGAAGATAAAAATGCTTCCGAAAGTTCCCGCGCTAAAAACGACGGCGAACAACAAGACGATAAAAAAGGAGATGGAGAAAAAATGACACCAGAAGAAAGAGAAGCCTTAGAGCGTGAAGCTAAGGCAACCGCTAAAAAAGAAGAATTTCAACGCCAAAATAACATCCGTATTTTGTGTCGTAACTTGAAAATCGAGGAAAAAGATATGGATGAAATGCTGAACGATGCGACCTGCACTATTGAGAAAGCTAATGAACGTGCCCTTGCTATTATGCAGGAACGGTATAAGCCAACTGACCCGCCGAAATGTAAAGTTACCGAAGACGAAGCGGACAAAAAACGTGCGGCTATCGTAGACGGCCTGTTCCTGAGACATGGCGGCGTATTGGAGAAACCCGCTCCGGGTGCGGATGAATTCCGCAATCGTCGTTTTGTGGATATTGCTCGTATGGTACTGGAAGATGCGGGTGAGCGCGGTATTAACGTTCTTACTGAACGTGAACTTTTAAAACGTGCGCTGACCACTACCAGTGCGTTAGCTTCTATTGCAGATAATATCGCACACAAGAGTATGTCCAGCGGTTATGTTGAGGTTGGAACTACTTATCAGGAATGGACGCAAACAGGCAGCAACAGCGATTTCAAACTAGCTAAACGCTATCTTATTTATGAC